ACGCAGTAGAAAATGATACTGCAATTAAGAAGTCCTCTGACCTTGGCGGGTCAAAGGAAGCAACAATTAAAAAATCTAAATGGAATGGTTCTTTTCTCGGTTCCGTACAAGAAATTTTCAATTAAAAAAAAGGTAGGTAAAAAATATGAGTAATGAAACATTAGAAAAAGCAATCGCAGCAGGCACAACCGCAACAGCTGGAATGACAGGGTCTGCAGTAGCAACCACTGGCGTTCACGTAGGTTCCGAGGGTGAAGGCGGATTACTAAATCCAGAACAGTCAGCTCGTTTCTTAGACTATATGTTCGACGCAACCGTAATTGGTAAAGTTGCACGTACAGTAAGAATGAAGTCTGATACAACTGAACTTGATCGCATGTCAGTAGGCGAGAAGCTTATGAAACTAGCGACAGAAGGAGATAACGACGCTGCAAACAGTGGAGTATCTTTCTCAAAAATTAGTTTAACAACTAAGAAACTTCGCTTGGATTGGGAGCTTTCAACTGAGTCTCTAGAAGACAACATTGAAGGTCCAGATCTAGAAGACCACATCGCCCGTATGATGGCAACACAAGCAGGAAACGACATCGAAGATGTTGTTCTTAACGGTGATACATCACTAACAGGAGACGCTCTTTACAAGTCATTTGATGGCGTTGTAAAGAAGGCAAAGGCTAGCGGCACAGTAGTTGCTGGAGCTGGCGCAGAAGTAAGTCGTGAACTATTCAACAAGGCACTTAAGGCTATGCCACGTAAGTACAAGCAACGCCGTGGAGATCTTAGATTCCTTGCTGGATCAAACTTGATTCAGGACTTCCTATACAAGAACAGCATTGGTACAAACCAGACAATTCCACAAGATATTGCTTCAAGCATTATCCGTGGAGCAACTGAGCCACTAGGTGGTCCAGCTGGTTACGTAGCACCATTTGCTTTCGGTATTCCAATCGTTGAGGTTCCTCTATTAAACGAGGCCCAAACTGGTAGCTATTCAAGCCCATCAGGTTCACACGGTGATATCCACTTAACATTCCCAAATAACGTAGTTATTGGTGTTAAGCGTGATGTAACTGTTTACCGATTCTTCCAGCCACGTAAGGACTCAGTCGAGTACACATTGTATACTCGAGTTGGCGTTCAAATCGAGCAGGCAAATGCATGGGTAGTTGTAAAAGATGTTAAGGTATCTTCTTAATAAGTAGATCCATACATGATCTTAATGGGCCTGGAGTAATCTAGGCCCATTATCTATTGTATATAAACACCTTTCCCTTTAACATTAATAATGCTATAATTAATAAACTTAGACAAAGGAGATTATTGTGTCATTTGAGACATTAAAAATATCTGAACTAAAAAAGATCGCTGAAGATTTTGGCGTAGAAACAGAACAATCTAAAAACAAGACCGATGTTATTGCAGCTCTAGCGGAAGAAGGAGTAACTTGGGCGGTTTACCAAAAGACAATTAAAGACATTACTGAGGCTTTAGAAGAGGCTCCAGCAGAAACAGTAAAATTTGACCACAAGAAAGATCTACCAAAGGATACTGTTCTAGTAAGAATGACAAGAGACAATTATAGTTATGATACATTGGGGTATACCTTTACAAAAGATCATCCCTTTGTTGCAATGAAAGAAGAAGAAGCTCAAGAAGTTTTTGACAGAGAGGAAGGTTTTAGATTAGCTAATCCAAAAGAGGCTCAGGATTTCTATAACTAACTAAAATCTTAAAATGATAGATTTATATGTAAATACAAATTCTCCAATTAAACACAAAGTGCTTTGGCAGGGAGAAATTGTTGCAGCAGATTCGGTTCCAACGGTAGCAGTCTATGACATTACCGAAGACGCCACAATCTCTCCATTAGTTTCCCCTGCAACGCTTTTAGTAACTCTTACCTCTACGGCAGTTGAAACAGACATAGGAGTCTATCAAGTATTCTTACCTCTTTCATATGTTCAAAGAACACGTAAATTTAAATTTGTATGGTCATACGCAGTTTCTTCAAGTGCAGTAACTTATACAGCATATGTAAATGTTATAACCCCATACGTTGACGTATTACAGGCGGCAGACGAATTAGGAATTTCTTTAGACTCTAGTGATCCAAACTATAAAACATATTATCAATTACAGCTAGCGGAATCTTACGCTAGAAAAATGATAGAAACTTATACCACTCAAGATTTTTATTTATATGATGATGTAGAAATTGTTTACGGTGGAAACTCAGACATCCTCACTCTGCCGTATAAAATAAATTCAATTCATAAATTATACGCAAACGATATTCTTTTAGTTAATAATTTAACTAATGTTAATAACTGGCTTTATACCCCAATTGTTTCTGAGACGGGGTTTGGAATCAGAGTAGACAGAACTAATCTAATAGACAACATAGTCTATACAGCTAACGGAATGGTTCCTCCATCAATAAATGATACTTACACTGGAGACGCATTTGTTGCTAATACTAGATACAGGGTTGCTGGAAGATACGGCTGGTCATCAGTTCCAGTAGATGTACAAGAAGCATGCACCATAATTATGGGAGATTACTTTTCTAAAGACTCAGCGTGGAAAAATAAATATATTAAGAATATTCAAACCTTTGACTGGAAATTTGAATACGCATCTAATGTTTACCAAGGGACTGGGAATGTTCAAGCCGATCAACTACTAAATCCATACGTAGTTAATCGAATGATTGTAATCTGATGATAGACTTAGTCCAATCGCTTCTGCCGATGAAACTAGATGTATACAGGCAGATAGACTCTCAAAATGCTAATACGGGTGCTATAGTAAAATCATGGGTATATTATAAAACCGTAGATTGTCATGCAAAGGGAAACATAAGTAATTCTTCCTCTAGTAGAAGTATGGATAAACAGTCTTTTAGTAACAAATATAGAAATGAACAACTTATTGAAATTAGAACTGAGGAAAGAATAACCCTTAGAGAAAAAATAACTAACATTAGAGACATGAATAGTAATGCAATTTGGACTGAATTAAATTACCCATCAGACACCCCAACCGTATTTGAAATAACTGGATCTACCCCAATAGTTGATCCGTTTGGCAAAGTCATTGCTTACAACTCTACGGCAACTAGGTCGGAGAATCAACAAATTGAATAACTCAGTTATGCTCATTACAGCCGCATCTGGATTAGAGCGACTAATGTATGGTGGCAAAAATAAAGGAATTATAAAAGACAGCAATGTGGCACAAATATCTGCGGCTATATATTATCAGGCTAGCGTTATATCTAAATTAGAGACAAGTGTTGCATTTAAAAATAAATTTAAAAAGGTTATATTTACTCAAATCAATAAAGATTTTGGTGAGTATATAGATGCTCAGGCAAGAATAAAGCCACAGTCATTTCATCACGTATATGAGTGGAAAAAGGTTGGCCAAAAAGATGCAAGGCTATTTAAAATAAATATGATAGACGGATCTGGTATTTCTTTTAAGGTTAATTATGAATTTAAACAATCTAAAACTTCAGTTCCAGGTAAAAAGGGACGTCGCAGACACGTATTTGCAAATAAGGCTGCTGTGATGGAAGCTGGGATGCCCGTAATAATTGCTCCAAGGGCCGCAGAGCGCTTAGTATTTGAAACTGATACTGGAACAGTCTTTATGCCCAAAGGGGCCTCAGTGACCGTTCTAAGGCCAGGAGGGGCTAAGGTAAAAAATCAATTTACTTTATATTATAGTCGATGGTTTAGCGGAACACTAATTAATCAATCTATTAAAAGATCTGGCATGCAACAAGTATTCAATAGATCTATGACAAAGGCTTTGAAAATTCCTGGAGAAATCAAAAAGGTAAAATATTCATTTGCCCCAAATTCAATTAAAATGATGGCGGACGCTTCAGTAGAAACAGCATTTGGAGGTTCAATGATATGACAGCTGACTATAAACTAGACGCCATGCTTGAACTAAGAAAATTTTTGTGGAGCAAAATTGTCTCAGCAGGGATATTCACTGAAAGCAATTACTATAGCGATAACGTAGGAAGCACAATTATTCCGATTATCCCAGTCCAGCAAGCCGCAGAAATGAATCAATTCCTTAGTGGCAAAAAGCATATAGTATACGATAAGATCGGATTGTCCTATGAAGACAATTGGCTAATATGCTGTGAGCAGATTCTATTCACTATATACGCAACAGATGTTTCAGAGATTAATGAAATTAGGAACTTTATGACAGACCAGTTTAGAAGGATGGACAACTCAGCATCAGATCTAAATGGCTTTGCCACTATGTCTAACAAGTTTAAATTCTATAGCACAGTCCTTGCCGAGATATCTCCAACAGCTCCTTCGGAGGAGATTAAAGGGTTTTTGTCGGCAGATGTAGTCATTGAGATAAAGTACTCAAGGATAACCGACCCCGTAGGCAGGTTCTTATAATTTGCCTTATTTTCAATAATGCACTATTATTGTCTTGAGGAAAGAAAAGCCTAGCCAGCTTAGATTTTTTAAATATATATATATTTAATACAGGAGGAAAGAAATTATGGCACAATCCGTAGGTAATGCTAAAAATATTTTAATTGGCGCATCTCCATTATTTTTGTCAAATGTTGACATTAACGATTCAGATTATATCGCTAACGCAGAAGCAGGTGTA